GGTTGATGTTAATGTTGTACCAACTGATGACGGTACAGTTAGACCTTCAAACAAAGTGAGTGACCAATCTAGGTTGTTCCAAGTGGTGTCACCCATATTATTTGAAAGCGGTCCATTGTACAAAGGTGCAAATTGAAATGATGAACCTAATTGTGTTCTAACGAGTGAAATAAGAGTAGCGCTTGGGATAATAGATCCCGGAGGAACGGATGTTTGTGGTGTTGTCCAATTAGAAACTGGTCCAAGATGTTGTTGAACTACAAAAGCACCATCTTTGGCTGGTCTAGTTGCACCTTTTGATGACAGGGTTAACACACCAGATGCAGTGGTGGGTAATACACCCTGCAATGAATACATATTAGCCGAGGATGGGACAGGTGTGATAGTACCTTGGTTACCGAGATCCCAAACTTGGAAGAAAAATTCAGATGGGATGTCGTCTAAAGTTAATAGAGTTGGTGTTGATTTATTCTTCTTCTTGTCATCATAGACTAATTCATATGGGTCAGGTTGATCGATATTTAAAGCTGACATGCAAGCACGAGTCAAACTATCCAGAGATTTGGCATCTAGGTTATTCTCTGATGCAAAAGCAATAGATGATATTGTACCAATTATATTTGGTTTAATTTTGGCAGTTGTGACGGTACCTTGATTATTAAAATCAGTTGCGTTAAGATAATATGTTGATGACTTATAAGTAGTTCTATATTGTGCAACGTCATTGTACCAATTTGAAAAATTGTAACCACTCATATTGGCGGAGGGTGGTGATAATTGTGTGATTGTTTGTCCTGCAGTTTGAATTTGTGGTTGTATCCATCCTAAAGTAGGATGTAACATAAATACGTAATTACCAACGTAATTACCTGATGATTGCACAAACAAAATAGATGAAGGGTTGAATGCAATTGAGGTAGTAGAAGATGTAGGGTACATTAAATAGGGTGGTATATTGACTTCAGATTTTAGTTCCATCAATACAACATTTGGTGATGAGCAATCAGGTGTACCGCAAAACTCATTGGGTATAATGGTTGGTGGGTGAGTGACTTTTTGCACATAAGCAGCACCAGCAGGTGTTTGTGCTTTAATGGACACACCATCAATTCTCGCAACTTCTGCGTTCTTAGTTGACATGATGAATAGAAATAATTAAATAGTTTAAATAATATTTGATTAAATAGTTCTAATTTAAATAATTGGCTGAATATTTGGATATCAATTAAATGACAATGATTTAATAAATAAATAGTGGGCTAAGTATTTGAATATTTTACAAATAAATGTTACGTAAGTAAAAGAGTAACATAAATCATTCTGTTTGTAAAACATGTTTATAAATAGGTTTAAGTAATGAATACTGCAATTTAGGAGCGGTATTTTTAAGAAATTGATATAAAAGCTGAACGTTCTCAGGAGTTATACGATCACGTCCATAATGTAATGATGTTGCCAAGCAACATTCATTTAATTGCATCTCAGTAATTATTGTTTGCGTAGTACAAATTGTGTTTATTTTTGATTCGTCAAAATGTTTGGCATTACGATATATGCTACCGAGAAATTTACATGTACGTCTTAACAGATCAGGGTGAGCATAGGTGTCAGTTAGTATGAACGAAGCGAATTCACCTATTTCAGAAATTGATCTTTTACATTTATGCTTTGTTACGTTCAGTAATCTCTCACCGAAATCAGTTAATTTGGAATCCACGCAATATTGTGCTGAATCATCACCTTTATACATTTCAAATTGCATATCTTCGAATTCAAACAAAGAGTGCGTTAAACCGCAATTTGAATAAGTGTT